GGGTATACTTGATATTATAGTCATTCTCTCTACGCGCGTGCGTATTATATATTTATATATAGTGTTAATGATTAATGTACACTATGGGTGGTATGGGTGGAGTTTAAGAGGAGGGAAAGGAGGGGGTAGATTTAAATATGCCTTGATTCTAAAATGTTTTATATAGTAAGCTTAGGCATTATGCAAAAAGATATAGAAATTCTTAGCAAGTTAAATGCCGAAGATCAAGTATCAATATTAGAGATTATATCTAGGAGCACATCTGATCTCAGCCCAATAGAGATAGATGATGCAGTATACCAAATACCGTCTGCAGTGCATAACTTAATAGATAATTTAGCTTTGCAAATTAAAGAATTGTCTACTTTAGATGGTGACATAACAAACCCAAACTAAGTGGATTATCGTAAAATAAAAGGAGTTAAACATTATGTATTCGATGACATACAAGACTTCGAGAGCTTCTTCACTGACAAAGACAAAAGACCAAATATAAGTTTTGATTGGCGTACAGCTGATGAAGGTGACTGGGTATTAGCTGATGATGGCGGAGTTATACAGTTACTTAAAAAGTCAAATATTAAACATCCAAACGACAGAAGAAACTATAAATATTGTGAAAATTATGTTCGCACTGTTGTTGGCTCTTTCTTATGCTTACATAAAACGTATATGGACACTGATTTCTCACAGCACAATAACAGGTACACGTTCTCGAAGTCTATTAAGTCATCTAATACTAATTTTTACAAGAGAGATAAAACTACTAAGAAAGAAAAAGTATTTGCAACGAATGTTGCGGTTGGCATGGGTGCCGTTAAAAGCTATATGGATGCGTTCACTGAGGAAAATTCGTACAAAGCTGGGAAGAAAGCGGCGATATTACTAAGACAGGAGAGAGTTATGAAAGAAGTCGAAAAGTCAGTAGTAGATGTAGCAAAATCAATGGGTGTCGACCATGAGTATGTATTAACTAAATTAAAGTGTTTAGTAGATAGCTCTATGGAAGATAATATTGTATTGAATGCTGTAAAAGAATTAGGTAAAGCAATTGGTACTATAGGAAGTAATACTATTAAGCAGAAAGAAACTGGTATAATAGGACTGTTTCAAGGTTTTGAGCCTGACCAATTAGAGTTAGCTAAAAGACCTGAGCTTGTTGAATCAATCGAAGAAGGAGAATAATATGTTATGTCCCCATTGTGCATCAATGCACACTAAGATACATGGGTATCGTCGTAATACAGATAATGACTTAATGCAGCGTCATTTGTGTCGTAAATGTAATCACACTTTTACAATACCGTATGAAACACAAGTAGAAGATAAAGATACTGAAGAATCTGTGCGGGTCAAGTCAGGTGGTTTGTTAACGTTTGAGTATAATGGTAAAATAAGGATACATGGAATAACTGATGTTCATGTAGGAGCTAACGAGCATGACCATGAAAAACTAAAGGAGGCTATAAAAGAGATAAAGAAAGATAAGTTTGCCAGGTGGTTTGGTAATGGTGACTTAATAGAATGTATACCTCCAAACTATCATATCCCCCAGCGTGGTCAAAGTATGTCTCCTGATGATCAGTATGAAGAGTTTTTAAAGTTGTTCAGACCTATAGCGGATAAGTGTTTGTTTGTTCGTGGTGGTAATCACGATTATTTAAGAAGTGCAAGAGTTCTTGATTTTGATATATCGAGAGGAATAGCTAATGCTTTACAAGTTCCTTATTACGAATTGCCTGGGTATACATCAATTGTAACATCTGGCAGGACTTGGAATCTTGTTAGTGGTCATGGTAATAGCGGAGCAAAGAACGGTGATCTGGAGTTAGATAGGATGGCTGCTGTTTATAGTGATGGTGATGTATTCTTTTTAGGTCATAACCACCAGTTATATGCTAAGCCTATAGATTCTATAGCTATATATGATAATGAAGAAACTTTACATAGAAGGTGGTATGTAAGAGGAGGTAGCTTCCTGCGCTACGCTGACTATGCGCGATATTCTATGTTTCAGATTGTTAGGACAGGATGGGTGACAATTGAATTTGATGAGAATGGGATTGAGTGTTGGGTAAACTAATGGCGAAGCGTAAACAAACAGTCTCAAAGCATGATCTTATAAGAGCTATTAGGGTGTTAAGTGGAAGAGTTACTTATATAGATAATATGATGATGTCGCTTAGTGAGATGTTTAAAGGATATGTAGATTTTATGGATAATGAAGATGAGTATATGAAATTCATGGAAGAAAGAAATATCGAAGAAAATGGCGAAAAAGAATAGACATATAAACTTATTTAAAGATAAGGCTAAGAAGCAACCGTCAGAAGAAAGTTCATAAGTGAACATTAATACGCAGAATATAAGCGAAGTTGAAGAAGCGTTATTAATGTCTAGTAAAGACTTAATATCTTTTGGCAAGCTTTTCTTACCTGAAGATTTTACACGCAGTGAGACTCCTCCATTTCATTATGAAATATCTGATGTTATAGATAATAGAGAAATAAAGCAATCTGCTATCATTGTTCCACGTGGTCATGGCAAGACTATATTGACAAAAGCTTCTATTTTAAAAGATTTTCTTTTTTGCCCGAGTGATGATTTTTATTTCTATGCTTGGGTATCTGCAACACAGAAACTTTCAGTAGGTAATATGGATTATATAAAACATCATCTTGATTATAATGACAGGATACGTTATTATTTCGGTGATACAAGAGGCGGAAAATGGACGGAAGAGGATATAGAATTAAAAAATGGATGTAAGTTAATAAGTAAATCAAATGTAGCTGGTATTCGTGGTGGCGCTAAATTACATAAAAGATATGATTTAATTGTACTAGATGATTTTGAACATGAAGCAAATACAATCACAAGGGACGCAAGGGATAAGAATGCGAATCTTGTTACTGCCGTTGTTTATCCCGCACTTGAGCCTCATACTGGTAGGTTGCGTGTTAATGGCACTCCCGTACATTATGATTCCTTTATTAACAACCTTCTTACACAGCATGCAAAAGCTAAAAAAGATGGGGATGATTTTGCTTGGGAGATAGTTACGTATAAAGCATTGCAACCTGACGGAGCCCCGCTTTGGGCATCATTTTTCCCTGCTTCTAAATTAGAAGAGAAGAAGAAGTTTTATATGGACTCTGGACAGCCTCATAAGTTCTTTCAAGAATATATGATGGAAGTAATGAGTGAGGAAGATGCTGTATGGACAAGAAATCATTTAAAGTATTATGATGGCTATTATAAACATGAAGATGGTATCAATTATATAGTAAAAGATGGTAACCTTGTTCCAGTTAATGTATTTATTGGATGTGATCCTGCTACTGATATAGATACTAAACATTCTGACTTCAGTGTTATCATGGCTATTGCTGTCGATATAAACAATGAGTTGTATGTGTTAGAGTATGAAAGGCACAGGAGTATTCCTACAGTTGGTTCAAAAGATTCCGATGGCAATATTTTAGGTCGCACTGGTGTTGTTGATTATATTATATCTATGTATAATAAATATAACTGTTCTTCAGCTACTGTAGAAGATGTAGCTATGAACAGAAGTATATTCCAAGCATTGAATGACGAAAGGCGTAGATTAAATAGGTTTGATATAGCTGTAATACCACAGAAACCAGGAGGCCAACACAAAAGAAATAGGATTTATAGTGGTTTAAGCGGTAGATTTAGTATGGGTACTGTACATATTAGAAAAAATATGTTTGATTTAATCAACGAAATTGTTACATTCGGACCTAAAATGGCTCATGATGATACCATTGAGACCTTATATTATGCACAATTGCACGCTTTTCCTCCCAATATGAGGAAGAATAAGGATAAAAAGGGTTGGTATAAGCCTAAAAGAAAAGCAAAAAGCTGGATTGTTGCTTAGTATATGAACGGACCTTTAGATAATACAAGTTTTGTTACAAGTCCTAGTTTAAGTTTAAGGACTATGAGCAAATTGAATGCTCTTGACGGCAGTTATCAGCCGAAGTCGACAATGTGGAGTGGTGTTACAAAGAATATTTATCCTCAGGGTAAAATGAAAAACAAGCAGTCTAGGAAT